CATTTGCATTGCTACAAACAATTACTTTACCGTTATCACTATTACTAAGTGTACGAGCGGTTGTTGTTTCCGCTACAGTGCTAAAGAAAGCAGAACTAAAGTCTGTACTTGCGGATGTTGCCGCTGTACCGAGTCCTAAATTTGTCCGACTCGTTCCCGCATTTGCAACATCGGATAAATTATTGGATGCGAGTAAATCACCTTGTGGGGCGGCCGCTACTAGGTTGGCAACTGTTACTTTTTTAGTTGTACCTTGTGCCGAGCCGGTGGTGTCTGAGACATCGGTAATTGGGATGATATCTGCGGTATTTGGTGTCCCGCCGAGAGATGAAAGTGAACTAATGCGCCGATTTGCCATAATATTTTTCCTTAATCAAATGCTAAAATGTTTCCGTCTTCTGTGTTTAAATAGGGACCGCTTTCTGCTTGAATTGCACCATCGACTCCGATGGGCGGAATGTGCGAATCTGCATCGCCCTCCCCGATCATTAAGCCTAGTGCGAGATCCGGCATCGCTTATGCCTTGTACAAGATGCAAGCTCCCGATGCCAAGGAGACTGAAGTTGCCGGTACATACAAAACTTGCCCAGCCGCAAAGGTAACCGCATCGGAAATTAAGTCCGCTGAGTCATCCATTTTGCCAACTAAACTGGCAAGGACTGAGTCCTCGGTAAACTGGATCGCTGTCCATCCGTCTGTGCCGTTTGTTTTTGTTGCGGTATCATTGACATAGGCCGACCCATTGGCTCCCATGCTGTTGTTTACATTTATTGCTGAGATTCCCATAATTTTATACTGTGGTTAAAATGTTAACTCCGAAGCTGTAGCTCGGATATGTGTTGAAAGTTATTTTATTTTGAGATTCGATTCGCTCGGCTCTATCCATTTCTAAAGCTAGATATTCCTCGGCCCGTTGCTCTTCTTGCATCGCTTTTTCTGTCTGCCCATCTCCCCTCAGAAAATCAGATAGGCATCCGGCAACCAGGTAGTTCATTAAAAACATTGGTACATTTTGCTCGTCACCCGATTCTTTCCCATACTCAGGGCGAACTAAATTGCCCATTATGAATATTGAACTTTGTGTCGAATTGGCGGGCAAAACGACATACCCATTAATTAATTGGAAATCAATTAAGATAGCCGAGCGGTCCGTAAGTGGGTTCTTATTGTATACCTTAAATACATCTTGTACATCCACCGCATTATCGATTTGAACCGCTTTATCGGCGGCTATTGGCGAAGTGGTAGCCGCTACTGTCTTTTCCACTAATGTCTGAAGCTCAGGCCATTTTATCCGCGACCAAACTAAATCAGCCCGAGTATTTACAGCCTGTTTAAAAAAGAACTCATCCACCTCGGTTAAGGTGGCTAGTCCCGCCGCCATTTGGAAGCGTTTCTCTAAGGCTGTAAAATCGATGGTGCGCATTTACTGAACATTTGCGATACCAGGATTAACTGGAGATCCACCCGCCTGAATGTTGTGCCTTTGGAATTGGGATGGTGGGCGGTACTGAAGGATATCGTTTCTAAACTGTCTTCCTTGTTCGCGGACCATATCGATTTCTTGCATTAAGATTGCCTCCGCATTTGCCTCCTCTTGCTGCGCTTTTGATGTTTGGCCGTCCCCGCGAAGGAAATCGGCATAGCTGCCCTGGACAAGGTAGTCGAGAAGGAAATTAGGGACATCAGACTCGTCACCACTTTCGTCACCATAGTACCCAGTAGTTGCCGATCCGCTGTTAATTTCAGAACGAAGGTCCTTTCGATAAGTTACAAAAAGATTAATGCCGTTTAAAGTAGTCGGCTCGATAATTTTAACTGATGGAAATCCGCCTGAATCCAGTTCGGTGTAAAATGTGTACTCCTCGGGATAACGAGTGCTACCTGGATCAGCTTTATGAATACGAAAAACCACATTGGCATCGTTTGCCGTCTTCTTCGATGTGCCGTAAACTCTAAGCCTATTCGCGTCACTTGTGACAATGGCGATAGCTTCACCAATAACTGTAAACTGAGGCCACGGGTATCTTTCGTGGGCAAGCCTTGCTCTCCGGTTAACGAGGTCGCGAAGAAAGCTCGCGTCCGTTGTTTGTAAGCTCTCGAGCCCAGCCAAAGCTTGGAATCTTGATTTTAAATTTGCGTAGGTTGCTGTTGCGTAATTTGCCATGATTTTTAAATTTTAATTTTTAACTGCCGATTACCGTTTCGGGGTTGGATTTTGCGAAGTCTTTAGAATATCCGGGATCGGACATACATCCGGGTCTCTCCTGTTCATGTCTCATGTAAGTAGCTAAATCCACGGACCGAACTGCTCGGAAGTTCTTACCCCCGCCAACAGATTGGCCATATTTACGGGCGGCTAAGGCTCTTTGCTTGTAGCCCGCTTTTTCTTGTGCGGCTTGTCGATCCACCTTCTTGGCTAAATACTGAGCCATTTCTTCGCCCGACATTCCACCACTTCTCTTCCCGCCTTTTACTATGATGTTTAAACTCATATTTTAAAAAGAAAAGGGAGGCCGGCCACTATCCAACCGGCCTCCCCAAATAACACTAATAAACCAACTTAAACCTAAACTATTGAGCCAAGTGCGCGTGGATTGGATACACGAATTGTAGCCATACACTCTGTGAATGCGCGTTTTCCAGCACCGTTGTCAGGAAGATCCTGAACAGTCATACCTTCCAAGAACTTCAAGGAAACCGTGTCATCAGATGGGAGGAGATATCCTCGGTCTGTGTTAACAGTTCCAAGTGCTGTACTTGTTCCGCTTGCTCCAGCATCACGGCGGCCATTCCACAACGTAGGAATAATGTCCACAGTTCCGTAGTCCGAAATATACTGTACGACTGATAATTTCAAGATACCATCTTTAACATCCTGATTGAAGTTAAAGTCACTGTTTGCAGTGGTGGATCTTGTGTAGTCAGTAATTTTATTTACGACTGATGGGCCTCCAAAAAGTTTGAAAGAACCTTTAGAACCGGCGGCAGTATAAACAGCTTGAAGGAGTCCACGGAAAGCAGATTCAGTCAAGGATGCAAGACTTACACGGGAACCACTTACTGCACGGAAACCTTGTTTCAAGGATGTGTCGAAAGTGTTACCGGTTGCTGTTGGGTCAGACCAAATTCCAAGTCCGCACATAGTAGCTCCAGCAGAACCTGTACCAGCGGCTTGATCGTTGTTTGAAGCGATTGCCACTTCAAGGCTGTTCTTTAACTGAATTAAAGATTTGGCAGTTGAGGCCGCAAAGAGCGATCCACCAGGAGCAACATCCACCATTTCAGCTTGACGAGAAACTGCAAAGATATCCCTAAGTGTTGCCACCCTATTTCCGAGCCTCGCTCTTGAGTCAATTAAGTTAGCGGCATTTGACAGAGTGATATCTACACCATCTGCATTTGTTGCGGCACTTGAACCAGCTGGATCAGCGAGTGAATCAACTAACCATTCATTAAGAGTCGCTTTTGGAGCGGCGGATTGGGAAATTGTGCTGTAAATTGGAGTCTCTTGTGGAGAAACCGTTTTCATCACATTTTCCAAATTTTCTCGTGAGCCCTTGGTACTCAACACGTTATACGAAGTTGCTATAGCCATTTTATATATTCCTTATTTTAAGATTTTTTAAATTTTTTTAGTCCGCTAAGAATGCGGCGAGATCGTTTTCCGAGAGTTGTTTACGCTCCAAAATCTTCTGTTTATTTGCAGTCTTGCGAGTGGCCGAGGTTTGTACCGGTGGGGATGAATCTCCCATCGATGAAGGAGGTGCTTTGGCTACCCTTTTGGCTTTAGGCTTGGCCGTCTTGGCCGCCTGGTCTGCTTTGATTGCTTCAACTCCTCTTACGAGAGTTGCGGCAATAAAATCGCCATTGGGTAGGGATTTTAGAATGTCGGAATACTGACTTTTTATCTGACCTAAAACGGATCTCCGTTCTTCGGCGATGTCGGTATCGACTGTTTCTTGAATCCACGGATGAGTATTGATCGTATCCTGTTGCCATTGCTGTGCTGACTGGAGATATTGCGCCCTTTCGGGGATTTTCTCCGATAAATACTCTTCCGCTTGGGTTAGAATATTTCGGATATCGTCATCGCTATACTCTTTTCCGTCAGATTCCACGAAGTCACGGCCTACATTTTGTAATGCCCATTTCTTGGCGGCTAAAGCTTCCTTCCGAAGAGTTTCCAATGACTGAAAGTCCTGGACTTCTTCGAGAGCGGGCTGACTGGATTCCGATTGCTTTTGAGGGTTGGATTTTAATGATGCAATTTCTGATTTAAGTGTTTCGACTAACTCTTCGCTAGATTTACTGCGAGCGGTCAAGCGGTTCACCTGTTTCAGAAGTTTACCAACAGCTTTAGACTGTGGTTCATTGTCCCCCGATTCTTCAGTGGACTCCTCCTCTTCGGCTATCTCTTCCGTTTCCTCCTCCTCTGATATCTCAGATTCGGTTGACTGTAAAAGAACATCTTGATCCTGGTCGGTTTCTGCATCTGCGGTTGTTGTCTCGGGACTAGCTTCCGCTTCAGATTCCTGTGAGGGTTCAGCCTCTTCGACTTTCTCAACGAACGATGCCGTTAATTCTTCCAAAGTGGTGATCCCTTGCGTTGTTGTTTCTGCTCCCGAATCAGCCGGAGCCTCGCTTAATTCTGTATCTGCCATATTTTCT